GATCTTCGGCCCGCATCTCCGCAAAGACCTGGGCGACTGCGAGTATTTCTTTTACTGGTCATGGCAGTCGAAAGACCGTCTCACCAATCTCTACCCTGAATTTAAAGACGAAATCAGCGCAATGTTCGGCAGGCTGGAACAGTTCGGCCTCGGTCACACCGACCTCTCTGACATGGATAATCCCCTCACCGATTCTCTCTTCGCAGACCCAAAGACCAGAGAGATCAAGCTGCTCGAATGTGAGGAGAAGGTCTACTACCGCCTCAAGGTTTATGTAGACCCCTCAACCGGAGGCGCTGCCAGTGAGTATGACATACCGAAGTCCCTCCGCAACCATCTTAAGTCGATCGGCTTGCTCAGATTAGTCGAGCAGAGGAAGCACCGCATCAGACGCACTATCCTCGCAGGTGACATAGTGCTCGAAGATAATTATGTAAACCGCCCCACCCCACCCCTCGCGACGGGTCCGAGCTTCCCCGTCTTTCCCTACTACTCATACAAACGTGGGGCACGCTTCGAGGGTAAGGTTGAGCGTACCAAAGACCCGCAGAGAGAGATAAATAAGAGACGCAGCCAGATCGTTGATATCGTTAATACCTCGATTAACAATGGTTGGCTGCTGCCCAAAGGCACGTTCTCGAACCAACAGCAGAAGCAGAAGTTCCTCGACCACGTTTCAGCCCCTGGATTCGTGGTAGAGATACCCGAGACGCAGAACCCGCCGCAAAAGATCGACGCGGGACAGGTCAGCCCCTCCATTGTGCAGCTGGAAATGAACAGCTTGCAGTCGTTCAGAGAAACCTCGAACGTCAATGTGGAGATGCTTGGTACCGGCAGCCAGTATCAGTCCGGCGCGGCAATGGCCCACCGCCTCCAGCAGGGCTTGATGGGCAATGAATACCTCTTTGATAACGTCAGCCAGGCTAAGAAGCGCCTCGGGCTGGAATTGCTTCTCTGGATTCAGGAACTCTACACCCCCGAGCGCATAGCCCGCCTGTTCTTTAATCAGGCGAAGCTCGAACCGATCTTCATGGGTGACCAGCAGCAGGTAGACCCCTATGACCTCCAGCTCTACCAGCAGATCGTCACTCGCCTCAAAGACGCCGATCTCACCAAATACGATGTAACCATCGGTGAGACAGGCCAGTCACCCACAGCCCAGCTCGCCAACTTCGAGATGATGATGGAACTGGCAGGCAAGGGCGTGCCCCTGCCACCAGCACTTTTCATCGAACTTGCGCCGATTCCGAACAAGGAACGGATTATGCAGATGCTCGGTGAAGCGAGCCAGCAGCAAGCTCAGGCTGAGGATAAGAAGTACGAAACGGAAATTAGAAAAACGATAATTGCGGCCCAGTCGAAGAGACAGGCTTGACAATATTATGTAAACCGCCCTATACTAAGGGTAGTACCATACTCGACAGGAGAACACTATGGACACCGACCTGATGGCCCAGATTGATGATGCCTCACCTGAGCAGCTCGAACAGATGCTCACCGAACAGCCGCAGGAGAAGCCGGCAGACGCTCCACAGGAGCAACCTGCACAGGAAGAACCCACGCTGGAAGAACGGTTGAAGCAGCTGGAAGAACGCTCTCAGAGGTATGAGAAGCAGCTGAAGGACAAAGACGATTTTATCAACCAGCGCAACGCTGAGGTAGGACTGCTTCGGAAACAGCTCCGGGACAAGCAGAAAGCCGAACTCGGCCCTGAACTGACAAACGATGAAATTCTCGAAAACCCCAAAGCCGCCATCGAAAAGGCTATCGAAAGGGCAAAGGCCAAGGAACAGCTGGATAAGGAAGAGCATCAGACCGCCATGCAGGATGCGATCAATCAGACCCGTCAGCTGTTCTCAAGCACATTCCCCAAGTTCGACGAAGTGAAAGCACACGCACTCGAAGTCATGAAGGCTGACGGTGCCCCGGCTGAGATGGTTAATCAGTTCGAGGCAGACCCCGCCGCCACGATGCACATGGGCGCACTGTTCCAACTCGTCAAACGCGCTGAGCTCTACAAGGAAATTAAGGAACTCAGGGCGAAACTTGAGGAAGCTGAAAAGCGCACAAGTAAAATTACTGACAACGTGGCGAAATTCGCCTCAGCAAAAAGCCCCACTTCGGCGGCCCCAACGTCGCCGAAGAAGTCCGGCAGACTCGACAGCCTCACCGAAGCTGACATCGATAAGATGTCACTCGAAGAGCTGAAAGAGCTGCAGAAAGAACTTTATTAAACAGGAGTAAACGAGTATGGCTCGTACTGCAATCGCAACCGGCAACGCACTTGCCCCCATTATTGTACAGAAACAACTGTTCCTTGAGCAGAAGAAAGCTGCGTATTTCAGCCGCTTCATGTCTGCTTCAGGTGACATGCCCGTATTTGAAAAGACCGACTTCACCAAAGCCAAGGGTGAAACCATGACCTTTGGTATGCGCATCCGCGTAACCGGCGACCCGATCACCGGCAACGCAACTGTCAAAGGCAAAGAAGATAAGCTGACCTTCTACACCTATCAGATCACCCTCGACCGCTTCCGCTACGCGATCATGGATGATGGTGCCCTCACCCGCCAGCGTTTCGTCGGCGACATCCCGACCGAAATCCGCAATGCCCTCACTGTCTGGGGCGCTGAACTCATCGACCAGAAGTGCATGGATGCTCTGACCGCTTCCCCCACTTCGATCTACTACGGTGGTAACGCTACTGCTGTAGGTGACCTCGACGCCAACGACAAAATCACCCCGGCCCTGATCTCCAAAGTCAAAGCTATCGCTCTCACTCAGCGCAGCGGCGGCAAGACCCCGCTTCAGCCGGTCATGGTCGATGGCAAGAAATACCTTGTTATGCTCATCAGCCCCGACGCGGCCGTCGATCTGAAGTATGACGCAACCTTTATGGCCGCTCAGAAGGATGCCGCTGAACGTGGCTCGAACAACCCACTCTTCAGCGGCATGCTCGGCATCTGGGATGGCGTTATATTCCACGAACACGAAAACGTGCCGGTTCTTTCCAACGGTGGCACTGGCGGCAACGTCAAATACTCCAAGTGCGTTCTCATGGGCGCTTCGGCTCTCTGCTGGGCCTGGGGTGAACGCCCGAGCATCGTGGAAGAAGACGAAGATTATGGCGAATTTAAGGGCTACTGCTGGCGCATGACTGCCCAGGTTGGTAAGCCGAAATTCAACAACCAGGACTTCGGTTCTATCGCTGTTTACGTTGCCGACAGCCGCGCCACTGGCCGCACTGTTAACTACAAGTAAGGGAGTAACTAATCATGGGTAACTCTACTACCTTCCTGACCATTCCCGCAGCTCAGCGCCTCGGCACTCAGGTTGTCTACGCTGAACGCGAAATCGACTTCACCGTCGAAAATCTCGCCTCTGGCTCAACTATGGATGTTCTCAAACTGCCGAAGGGTGCGGTTCCCCTCCGCGCCGGCTGGATTACCAAGACCGTCAATGCTGAGGCGAATGCCAAAATTGCACTCAACTGCCCGACTGCCAACCTTACCCTGGTTAACGCTGCCACTCTTGGCAATGCCAATGCCGCAACTATCGCCGCTCTGACCGCTTCCGCAGTTCTTGCTGCCGAAGATACCGTCAGAATCACCGGCTCAGTAGCTACTCTGGCTGAGGCCAAGATCGTTGTGTTTGTTGAGTATGCCGTCTCTGACGCCTGCCGCAACTGACATTCATAACCCGTAGAATAAGGGCAGCAGCGATGCTGCCCTTTTTCGTATAACAGGAGTGCCTATGTATTCAGTTGAAGAAATTATCACAATGGCCGCCACTCTCGCTGGCCGGGGCGACAAGCTCTCTTTCGATGACCTCAATCAAGGGTTGAAAATTCTCAATTCAATACTGACCGACTGGTCAGTCACCCGTGGTGTCGAACTGTTTAACATCCAGGAAGCCACTGCTGCCCTCGCTACCGCCGATACGGTCCTGCACAACAGCGTTTATTATCAGTGCTACAATGAGCACACATCCAGTTCTGACAATGAACCTGGTGTTGGCAGTCTGTGGGAAGATTACTGGGTGATCGCACCCGAAGTCACAAGCCCGCTTACCTGGGCCGCTGACAATAGTTACCTGCCGAACAACGAACTGGGACTCAACCCATCTCAGATCGACGATGCGATGAGCCTGAGAATCCTGCACGAGGGGCAGTTCTCGCCGGTCGAAAAGATCAGGATGCTTGACTTTAATCAGCTTGATCGCACGGAGTTCGGCCTCCCGACTAAGGCGTACCTGAACAAATCAGCCCTCGGCACGTCGATCAAGTTCTGGCCGATCAACAACGAACCCAACGCAACTCTGCACTACTACTCGATCAGCCGCCCTGCCCCCTATGCCCCGAACCAGACCCCCAACCTGCCTGAGCAGTGGATAGTGGCATTATATTATGCACTCGCCGTAGAACTCGGTTTCGTGTATAATATCAGCATGGAGCGTTTGAACGTGTTGGGCCAGAAGGCTCAGTATGAATTTAATAAGGCGTTCCGTTCAAATGAAAGTGAGGTTGACCGGTGCTTCGTAAAACCCTGCTACTGATCTTAGCCCTCATCTGGTGCGCCTCGCCGCTCATGGCCGATGGTGCGCTTATCCAGTTTCTCGCCGCCGGGCTACCCAGCCTCAGCTCTACGGTAATCAGTGGCGGCCAGGTCTACGCCTATGCCGCTGGCACGACCACTCCGAAGTCCATCTACACAACCAATGCACTGACCACTGCCCACCCCCAACCTGCCCGGCTCGATACCAATGGCCGCTTGCTGGCTTATGGAGAGGGTCTTTACAAATTCGTCATCAAAGACGTGGCGAGCACTACGATCTTCACCGTAGACAACGTAGAGGCCCGGTCGATTCAGGGGATATTCGATGACCCCACCGACCCGTTCGGCGATACCCTGACCCAGACCACTCTCGCTACTACCAACCTGACTGCTACCATTGCAACCATCGATAGCCTCTCTGCCCCGGTAGGTGCGTCTATTGCCAGCCTGACCATTGGTGGCACACCGATTATCGGCGTCGGCACCGGCACCGCTGCTACCCATGCTGTTAATAAAGCTCAGCTCGACGCTGCAATATTGGCTTATTCTCCTGCCAGCTACTCGATCACAAATGCGATGATTGCGAGCCAGTCAGTGAACCCACGCCTGCTCGATCTCGACTATGCGAAGTTCCACCGCGTCGCTACCTTTACTCTCGCCACTGCTTCTCTGTGGACTGATGTGGAGTGGGACACCACTGTCGTCAGTGAAACCTCTGGTATTAGCTTAATCAGCTCCACCACGATTCAGCTGGTCGATGCGGCCCATTATAAGATCACGGGTTGCACCCGCCCCCGCTGGACTGGTGGGACCGCCACCGTTGCCATTGTCGCTTCTCGCATCGTCTATTCGACCGATGGCGGCAGCACATGGCTCGAAGCCCGCTGTCTCCAATCCGTCAGTGGTAGAGAGAACAGCGAGAATGAAGTAGGAACCTTACCCTACCACGGTTCTATCTCTGTGCCCGCTAACGCACAAGTGAAGCTACAGGTGCGAGTGGATAATGTCAGTATGCTTCTGGCCGGCTGGCCCGGCTTCGATAACCCCGTTGCTGCGAGCATTGATATTCAGGCCGCAGGCTATTACAATCCGTAAGTCTGGTTTCGTAACATAAAGGAGTTTGTATGAAAAAAGCCCTTCTCGTTCTTGCCCTCGTTCTCATTGCCATTTCCGGTTTCGCCCAGGGCGATCAGATTCTCTCTCAGCGCCAAGCCATTTACGAAGAACTGAGAGCGCACACTTACGATAACCTCGTAAAATCAACCTACTGTGCCTTGGCCTCGACTAAGCACGTTACGCCGAATGATACCACCTCTACCGGCACCCACAGCTCAAGTTACCTCGGCACGCTCAAAGGCCCCCTGCTTATGAGAGTCCAGAATCTCGGCACCACCGGTAAAATCTACTTCAAAGAATATGCACTGAGTGGAACCAGTGTAGCGTCAACCACTGCCACTGACCCCTATCTACAATCCACACATGGCAATTATCTTGCTACCGGAACTGCAGGCCAGCTCGCGCCGGGTGAATGTTGGGAAAAGGTCTACTACGGTGAACCCGATCTGATGTTCGGTGGCGTTGAAGCAGCCACCTTCACTATCCAGATTTTCCAGCGCAACAATTAGGAGTTAAGTTATGCGAAACCAGACCCCACTTTTTATCGCCTTCTTTATCGCAATCGCTATGACCGTTCTCGGCTGGCCCAGCTCTGACCAAGTTCTCAGCTATACCGGCGGTATCCACGGTTACGACAGCACGACCGGTATGTGGAAGCCTTTTGCCGTGACCGGTGATGGTAAAGTTATGACCGACTCATCGGTAACCATTGGCTCCATCACTGTAGACCCTGCTGCCCCACCGACCGCCAATCTCCAATCGGTTGTAGCAGTCACCCCGGTGGCCGCAAACGTAGTCAGCTTGGCCAACCGTAAATCTCTCGCTATCTTCAATCACTCAATGACCATAACCCTCTGGGCCAGTCTGGATGCAGTTACAGCCAGCGCTACAGTGGATGCGTCAATCCCTATACCACCGATGGGCTACATTTCAACTGAACTCGATGCTTCCAAGATCATCAGCTTAGTCGCATCAGAAGCGATTAACGCCACAGTTTACCAGGATGGCTATTGATATGAAAAAACTGATAACCCTTCTCTTAATCCTTGTTTGCACTTGCTCATTTGCTCAGATGCGTGGCGGTGCTCAGTATGACCCCGGCGCAGCCCGCAAAAACCTCAGCAATGTCGATGCCTCTGCAACCCCGTCTATGACATCCATAACCCTGTCGGGCAAAGTCAGAGC